ATGTCTTTATCCATATATAAGATTATATTATAAGCTCTTTATATATCAATAAAAAAAGCCCCTTTCGGGGCTTTTTAAATAGGCTGGTCGCCAATATATTAATAACTGCTACTCTTAAACTTTATAGGTTTTAATATATTCTTCTTTTTTTCTACGAGGTACATCTACCTCGAGAACACCATTGGTGTAGTTAAATTTAATCTTATTGAGATCAAACTCACGTCCTACTGAGAACGACCTATTATAGGTTTGCTCTTTCTCACCATCGTGAGCTTTTACTTTACGTTTGGCTTTAATATATACCTCGCGTTGATCAGTATCAGTTGAAAGATCTAAATCAGGATTATCAACTCCTGGTAGATCAATTTGTACTGTTAAGGAGTCTTCATCCGTTGCAAAACGAACTTGATCTCCAGTTTTATATACTTCTTCCAACTGGTGGAAGACTGGTGTTAAATTGAAAAAACCATCAAAGGCTCTTTCGATTTCTGCTATTGGGTTGTGTGTATACTTAGTTAGTTTCATAGTAAAAATATTTATACAACAATTATAATTTTACGGACGATTTTTATTCGTCGTCGTCATCGAAAAGCTTTACAACTTCGCCATCGCTTTCACTGTCAGAATCTTCAAGAACTGGTGGTGTAGGATTATTAATATTTTCATATTGCTGAATGATGCGATCATCAAGTTGTACATCAGATACAGCAATTGCGCTCTTATCAAAAGTCCAATTATTCTGTTCTTTATCTTGCAAGAACTCCATAAAGATATATGGGAAGGATTGCACTTGAAGTTGACCTGTTTGTTGATCAGGTTGTACGTGAATAATAACTGGGTTAAAAAGAGTAATACTGTCTTTAGTATCTTTCTTTACAACACCCAGTACAGTTCTGCCAATATGATCTACGATAGTTTGAATTTTTTTATCTGCCATGCTTTAATTATAGTTAAATTATTATGAATGCAACTACTGATACCGCAAAGTATCTGCTATTTTAATTGCTTCCTCAAGTGCCTCCTTACACTGCTTTGATAGGTATGTAGATTTATCTTGTGCATGAGCGAGAGTACGTCTCATAACTACAATAGACTGTCTAAGTTTTTCCAATTCAGGATTATTATTAGTACCAGAACCATCATCAGTTCCTACAATTACGTTTCGTAGTATAGCTAATGTTTCTAAAATACCTTGTATCTTACCTCTATTGAATGCAGGATGTGCTTGACCTGTGTTATCTGTTTCTGGGTTATCAGTATAACCTCCGGGTTGTAATGCCATGAGTCTATTTAAGCAAAGAGGTCGAATAATTCAACTTGTACATTTTCCGCAGGTTTACGAATCTTCCAACCCACACAATCATAAAAACGCTCAATACCTTGAAAGAGAATTTTCTCAAACATTTTTTCATAGTCAACTTTAAAGATATCATTAAATTCTTTCGGATAGTCATACTTAAATCCAATACTATCTAAACCATACTTATTAGGTTTTTCAACATACATATACCTCACCTTATCGCCTGATCCGAGATCTTCATATCTATTACCAGTACCGAGTTTATCTAATAGTAAGTTATAAAAGTAAGACGACTTAACATGTATAGGCATTCCTTTTACAGTATTAAATTCATTACAAGACGCGGCATACTTTTCATATGACTTTACCCCCATAACAAAAGCTAAATCTTCAGGAGATAGATTTTTAAAGATATCATAAGTTTCATTTAACACCTTATTAGTCTCAGTTAGAGACTGCGTACTAAGCATAGTTTCAATAATCTTCTTAGCGTAAGGTTTAATAGCGTTAGGCATAGTAGTACGTACTACTTCAACACCAGTATACTTAAATTTATTCTCTTTAATACCTTCATCATCTAAGATATGCATTACGTATCGCTTCTTCTGCAAAAATACTCCTACATCAGCAATACATTCTCGTTTAAATACAAATCGGCTATCTTGAGATAACAAAGATTTCTTAGCCCATTCTTGTACTCCATTATTAAGATAGTCTTCAATATCTTGAATCTTATCATGAGTATCTTGATGCACATCATCACCATCTAAAAACTTTAGTCCTTTATTAACAAGGGGGGTAATCGATACGTAAGACGAATCTGTATCGTTATATACAATACAACCTTCTAACTCTCTATCAGAAATATCAGGTATTTCGTTTTTAATAAACTTCTTGATAAGTTCATTCGAGTACTTAATAACAGCTTGACCAGTTAACGTTACAGATGAGGCAATATCATCATCACCAATAGGCGCATTTTTATTACCCATATATCCATAACAAGAGTTAATAAGAATCTTAATAACCATCTGCGAGGTATTAAGTCGTTCAACTTCATACTTAGCTTCGATATATTCAGGTGTGTCTTTCTTAAGTTTTTTAAGCTTAGTTTTAGCTTTAAAGAGTTCTTTCTTAATAACAACACGCTGATTGTAATAGTATTCCAAGAACTCAGGTATAATACCTTTCTTCTTTTGCGTAAATAAGAACCCAGCTTTAGATAAAGCACACTGCTCGTCTTTTAGAAACTTAGCGAAGGCAGGTCTATCAAGTTCAAACAATTTACCACTTACATGCTGTATAACTACTTTTTTATCAGTAGTATTTTCTACTTTACCTATCTTAGTTTCAGGCGAAGTATTAAGCGATATCATCACATTAGGATATAGAGAGTTAGCATCAAAAGATACAACATGATTCTTAAATCCATTCTTAGGTTCAGCAACATACGCACCAGGATTCTTACCAGTATCAGCATTACGTAAAAACGTTGCAATAACTTCACCTCGTTTTCTAGCCTTAATACATAAAGCACCATTAATAACTCCAATAGTACCCATAGCGCCTTCAAGCGTAGTTAAACCTACATAAGATAACTTACGTAACAAAGGAACGTATTGCAGTTTCTCTTCTAATCGTACAAGCAAATTAACGTCTTGAATATTATAGTCAATAAAAGTATCCCAATCCTCATCAGATAGAGTAGCTAGATTAGTATCGCCATAATCAATCTTTCGTTGACCTAATTCTACTTCACCAATAGCATCAAGCTTATACGACTCCCTCAACTTTAAACAAAAACGTTTATAAACATCAAGATAATCTAAACAAGCTACACCATCAATATAGTAACGTTTTTGATCTTGACCAAACTTACCCTTAATAGCCCTAAAATGAACTCTACCAAGAGGTGAAAGTCTATTAACGTAATCTTGACCTAAGATACGTTCAATACGATTGATAATATAAGGTATATCAAAGAACTCAGAGTTCCAACCACTTAAGATATCCGGGTAATCGTTTTCAAGATACTCAATAAAGCGAATAAACATTTGACGTTCATCCCTACAATGAACGTAATTTAAGTTATCTACTCCTTTACCGTTATAAGGTTTAATACCAAACGTATGAAACTTTTTAGTAAAGTTATCATAGCAAGTTATTACATTTACTACATGAGTAGGATTTTCAGGATCAGGAAATGTATCCGGAGAGTAAGTCTCGATATCTAACAAACACGTTTTAAGAGGTTGACTACTAAATTCATCTGCTTCGTTCTGCTCCCAATATAAGTCTAATAGAAACTGCTGAGCAGGAGGCATATTTTCAAATACCCTCTTAACATTAGACTCTCTTACAAAGCGTGATCTATCGTAACTAGTATTAAATTTACGTTTGCGAACTGACGTACCATAAATCGAAGTCTTTTCACCTGCAGGATTCTCAATATACAAATAAGGTTCAAAAGAGCATTCATGCATTACTCTTTTACCATCTGTATCCCAAGTAAAAAGATTAACGCTACGATTACGACCGTTATAAACTACATTACGATAAGACATCTACCTTATTATAATAAGATAGTTCCTAATTCCACTTCTTAAGATATTTTCTTTCTGGGCTGCCAAAAGGGGTATTAAGAGCTTCAAGATGACAACCTATATTTTCTTCTAATTCAAGAATTCTACTCTCACCTATTTTTCTAAGCTTGGAAATATTTTGATTATACTTATTTCTCTTTCTTAAAGTACGCTCAATTTTATGTTCTAATTCTCTTATACTACCAAACCTTAAACTCTCAGGAGCAGAGCTATAAGT